AACCTTGTATGGAATAACTTAATATGATAAACAATTTAAAAGGAGTAATTTAATATGGCTTATATAGGCAGCCAACCCACAGTTGGTAATTTTCAAACTTGTGATGCAATATCAACAAGTGCTACAGATACATTCAACTTATTAGTTGGAGGTGTAGCAATTAGCCCACAATCAGCCCAACACTGTTTGGTGTCATTAAATGGTGTCTTACAGGCTCCTATATCATCCTATACTATTGTAGGCAGTACGATTGTATTCGCAGCAGCATTAACATCATCAGATTCCATTGACTTTATTACTGTCATGGGAGATACTTTAGACCTCGGTGTACCAAGCGATGGAACTGTAACAGAACCAAAACTTGCAGCTAACACTGGTGGTATTGTAGATTGGCAAGCAGTAGTTACTGGTGCAACGACAATGGTTGCAGGTCGAGGATATTTTGTTGATACATCTAGTTCAGCAATTACAATGACACTACCAGCATCTGCAGTTCGAGGTGACGAGGTGCACATAATAGATTACGCTGCAACAGCAGATACAAACAATATTACTGTTGGCAGAAACTCACACAAGATTCAAGGAGCTTCATCAGATTTAACGGTTGCAACAGAAAGAGCCGCTTTTACTCTTGTGTACGTTGACTCTACGCAAGGTTGGCTGTTAAAGGAGAAGTAAGATGGCTAATTATAACGCTATCAAGTATGATGGGTTTAGTAAAGGCACTCTTGTTTTAATTAAAACATTAACAGCTTCATCATCTGGCACTTTATCTTTTGTTAATGGTGCATCAGATGTTGTTTTAGATTCTACTTATAAAGAGTACATGTTTATATTTAATAATATGCACCCAGCTACTGATACTCAAGAATTTCAATTTAATATGAGTGCAGATACAGGTTCTAATTATAATGTTACAAAAACAACAACATATTTTAGAACATACCACGATGAAGCTGATTCTTCTACAACACTTGCTTATAGAACAGGAAATGATTTAGCACAATCAACAAATTTTCAAATGTTAGCAGATGGAGTTGGAAATGGTAATGATGAATGTTGTTCTGGAACTTTACATTTATTTAACCCATCAGACACTACTTTTGTAAAACACTTTTCAAGTAGAATTTCTACTTATGAAAACAATAATGGTATTAGAGATAACTATGTATCTGGATATGGAAACACAACATCTGCAGTTGATGCAGTTCAATTTAAATTTGGAAGTGGCAACATAGATGCTGGAACTATACAACTATTTGGAGTATCATAATGGCAACATATCAAGATTCAAGATACAACATAGCTTTACCATCAGGATCAGGTGGTGCGTTAGTTCTTATTAAAACTTTAACAGCCTCTAGTTCTAGTACTTTAGAATTTGTAAATGGTTCATCAGATGTTGTATTAGATAGCACTTACAGAACGTATATTTTTAAATTTATTAATGTACACCCAGCTACTAATTCAGTATATTTAAAAGCGGGTTTTAGAGACGGAAGCACCGCTTATGATGCTACTAAAACTACTACAAGTTTTGTTACAAGACATGATGAAGCTGATAGTGAAACAAGTTTAGCTTATACATCTGCAGATGATTTAGCACAATCGACATCTGCACAAATTATTACAGGATTAATTGGTAATGGTAATGATGAAAGTGCAAGTGGCGAAATGTTTTTATTTAATCCATCATCAACTACTTTCACAAAACATTTTATAGCAAGAGCAAATACTTATGATAGAAATGATAGATCAACAAATGAATATGTTGCTGGTTATTGTAATGTAACTGCTGCAATAGATGCTGTTCAATTTAGTATGTCTAGTGGCAATATAGATAGTGGTACAATTAAACTTTACGGGATAGCATAATGGCAACATACGCAAGCATAAAATATGACATGGATTTATCGTCAAACGCTACAGGTGCAGGTGGTATGACTTTGTTATCTACACAAACAGCGTCAAGTTCAGCTACAGTAGATTTTACAAGTAGTATAGATTCTACTTACAAAGAGTATTTGTTTAAATGTGTTAATTTACATCCAGCTACTGATGAAGTTAGTTTACAATTTCAAGTAGATACTGGAACTAATACTAGCTATAATCAAACTATGACAACAACAGCTTTTCAATCTGCACATGCTGAGGCTGATAATGATACTTCTCTTGAATATAGAACAGGGTTAGATCTAGCACAATCAACAAGTTTTCATAGTCTTTCAAATGTTATTGGAAATGGTAATGATGAATGTATATCTGGAACTTTAAGTTTATTTGATCCAAGTAATACAACCTTTGTTAAACATTTTACAGGTCAATTTTCAGGTTATGGTAGTGGAAATTATAATTATAATAGTTTTTCAGCAGGCTATGTTAATACCACAACTGCAATAACAAGAGTAAGATTTAAATTTAGCAGTGGTAATACAGACGCTGGAACAATTAAACTTTATGGAGTATCATAGATTATGGCTATTAAAGTTGCAGTAAACAGAGCACTAACAGCAATCACAGCGTTGCCAACAGCGGCAGCTTTGGTTGATGGTAACTTAACGTTGCTTACAACAGCAACAGCATCAAGCAGTGCAACATTAGATTTTACATCAAGTATAGATTCTACTTATGATAATTACATGTTTAAGTTTTATGATATGCACCCAGCAACAGACAATGTTCAATTTCAATTTCAAACAGATACAGGAACAAATACAAATTATAATCAAACAATAACATCTACTTATTTTGATGCTTATCATGGAGATTTTGCAAGTGGTGGAGATGCTGGTCTTACATATAGAACAGCTTATGATCAAGCACAAGGAACTGGCTTTCAAACAATAGCTTTTCAAGTAGATAATGGTGATGATGGAAAATGTGATGGCACATTAAATTTATTTAATCCTAGCTCTACTACATTTGTAAAACACTTTATAGCATCTAGTGTTAGTAAAGTTTATACAGCAGATTATACATCTAATGCTTATTGTGCTGGATATGTGAATACAACAACAGCTTTAACAAGAGTACAATTTAAATTTTCTAGTGGCAACATAGATAGCGGGGTAATAAAAATGTACGGAGTAGGACCAAAACAATCATGATCATAGGTGGACCAGCATTAACAAAATACAACGATAGGACTCTTAAAGATTTAACTACAGCTCCTGCATCTGTACCAAGTTCTCCAGGTGCGTTAGTTCATATTAAAACCTTAACTGCTAGTTCTAGTTCTACATTGTCGTTTGTACATGGTAGTTCAGATGTAGTCTTTGACAACACATATCCAATTTATGTTTTTAAATTTATTAATACACACCCATCTGCAAATGGAAATCAATTTCAATTTAATATGACAACTGATGGAAGTAATTATGATGTGACTAAAACTAGCACAATGTTTTATTCAGTTCATAAAGAAGATGACAGTAATCAAGGTTTAAGCTATGGTGGAAGTTATGATTTGGCACAAAGCACAAACTTTCAAGCATTAACAGATAGTACAAGTAATGATGATGATGGTAGTACATCAGGAGAACTTTTTATTTTTTCGCCATCTAGCACAACTTTCGTCAAACATTTTATGGCTACTACAAATTCTTTATTTTCAGGTGGTACTTATACTTGGCAAGAATTTACTGCTGGTTATGGAAACACTACATCTGCTGTGACAGGAGTTCAATTTAAGTATAGTTCAGGCAATATTGATGCTGGTACAATAAAACTTTACGGGGTAAAGGACGCATAATGACATTACCTTCAGAAAAATTAATTACAATGAATGACCGAGGAGCTAGATCAGCGACTGCCTTTGGATCTCTTGAAGCTGGCGGTGGTAATATGGTTTTTATTAAAAAATTAACAGCTAGTTCTAGTTCAACTTTATCTTTTGTTGATGGAACAAGTTCAGTTGTCTTGGATAATACTTATAAGGAATACTTATTTACTTTTAATAATATGCATCCAGCAAATGACAATGTTTATTTTACAGTAGGTTTTAGAGATGGTAGTACAGATTATGATGCTACTAAAACAAGTACATTTTTTAGAGCATATCATAATGAAGATGGAGATTCTACAGCTTTAGAATACAGAACTGCTGAAGATTTAGCTCAAGGAACTGGTTTTCAAAGATTAACTGAAGGAACTGGTGGTGATAATGATCAATCTTGTTCAGGTACTTTACATCTATTCAATCCTAGTTCTACAACATTCGTAAAACATTTTATTGCAAATGTTCACAGTTATCATGCAGCAAATTTATCTGAAAGTAATTTTATAGCTGGCTATTGTAATGTAACAGCAGCTATAGACGCAGTACAATTTAAGTTTAGTTCAGGCAACATAGATGCTGGAGATATTTGCCTTTACGGAATACTATAAACATTTTAATTAACAATAAAGGAGAAAACTATGCCAAGATATCATAATATAAATGGTAACAGAGTACAATTTACAGCAGCTGAAGAAACAGCTAGAGACAACGAAGAAGCGGCTTGGGCTAACGCTGCCCCTGCTAGAGCTTTGGCTGATCTAAGAGCTAAAAGAGATGGTCTTTTAAAAGCATCTGATTGGGAAATTGTATCTGAGCTTGAAAAAGGTAATGCTATATCAAGTGATATGAAAACCTACAGACAAGCTCTTAGAGACTTGCCTGAAGGTAAAGACACTGTTGCTAAATGTGATGATGCTGTATTTCCAACTAAACCATAATGGCTAAAAAGTTTAAGTCATTTGAAGAGAGACC